TGTAGATACTGTGGGCATCCTGGAGCATACGATACAGGTTTCACAGTAGAATGTCCCAACGTTGACTGTGATTGGTACAGTAAGGACCAGCATGACTATTACATGAAATCAGAGAATAAGTGGTCCAAGACAGACGAACTTTTACGGGAGTATTTAGCAGAACCTAGTGATGAGGAGTTGACAGATCCTGATATCACTCCTATATATCATTGGGGCATAAAATCGCCCTACGGAGACATAGACTAATGCAAGTTCATTTTGCCACACATACCTACTATCCTAATAGGAAGAACCAGCGATGGTGGGTTACATCTTGTAAGAGAAAGTTTATGACGAAGGATAAGTGGTCAAAACCAGATTTTGTTACTGATTATATTCAAAATGTTACATGTCCAATATGCCTAGAGAACTCCGGTTTGGAGTTGTTGGACTTAGTACCATGAAGAGAAAAACCTTGCATATGACATTAGGGGAACCAGCAGAATGGTATAGAGGTACTTATAATGGTTCCTATCTTGAACATATGGTGAGAAAGTTCCCTAAATGGAGACATCAGTTACAAGTTAAGGGAACTGTCACGTACTGTGGCCTTAGAGTCCATACTACAGATAAGCTAGGTGATCCTGAGCAAGCAACTTGTCCTACCTGTAAAGCTTTATATGCTTTGGAACTATTAGCAAACACATAATTATGCGGACGGTCAAGCGACCAGCCGGGTCTCATAAGCCGGGCTAGCCGAGAGCGTTACTCGGGTCCGCTACCAAGGGCTTGGACACATATAGAATAATAGTTTAGGGGGTATGGTGAAATTGGGATCACGCTAGCTTTGCACGCTTGAATTTCCAGTTCGATTCTGGATACCTCCACCACCTGGGATGTTAGCTCAGCGGCAGAGCAGCTAGCTCTTAACTAGTAATGCGAAGGTTCGAGTCCTTTACATCCCACCACGGGCACGTAACTCAATGTAGAGTAGTGGTCTTTTAAACCATCCGTTGGGGGTTCAAGTCCCCCCGTGCCTACCAATGCCTGAGTAGTTCAATTGGAAGAACGCTAATTTTGTAAGTTAGATGTTTGTGAGTTCAAGTCTCACCTCAGGCTCCATGCCACAATAGTATAATGGTTTATTATCTCTGTTTCGTACTCAGAGGATTCTCGTTCGATTCGAGATTGTGGCTCCATGCGGGTATGGTGTTTAATGGTAGCACAGGAGCCTTCCAAGCTTTTAGTAGGAGTTCGAGTCTCCTTACCCGCTCCAAGCGGTCTTTTAGATGTGAAACCGTGAAGTGTAGAGCCCATTCCTAAGTTTTGTACTTGGGAGACGGTTTGGAGAGCACCGGACAAACAAGCTCTCCATTTGCAGGTATGATGTTTAACGGTAGCATAGCTGGTTGCCAATCAGTTCGTGGGGATTCGAATTCCCCTACCTGCTCCAAAGGAGAAGTTATGGAAAATATTGAAGATAGAGAAGACTGGTTTGATTACGATCAGGTATCTTACGACGAAGACTTTAAGCCAATAACTATTGTTGACGCAGCAGGAAAGACTCCAGAAGATCTTCTTGTTTCTCTGCGATTGCTGGTAGCTAGTTTAGAGAACTATGTGGCGAATCCGAATGGTTAGGGCTCTGGTTGCAACCCAGATTACGGGAGTTCGATTCTCCCTCGCCACTCCAAGGTCCTGTAGTTTAATGGTTTAGAATGGCTGGCTTTCATCCAGCGGAACTCGGTTCAATTCCGAGCAGGATCACCAATGGCCGTGTAGCCCAACTGGCAGAGGCGCTAGTTTTAGGTACTAGAGGTTGCAAGTTCGACTCTTGCCACGGCTACCAAGCTCCCATAGTTTAGTGGCAAGAATGCCTGATTCTCATTCAGGCGACGAGAGTTCGATTCTCTCTGGGAGTACCATAGGATGAGTAGCCCAACAGGCAGAGGCACCATGTTCAAACCATGGAAAGTGCAGGTTCAATTCCTGCCTCATCCACCACGGGGATGTAGCCCAATGGCAGAGGCACGATGTTTAAACCATCTAAAGTGTGGGTTCGAATCCCACCGTCCCTACCATTATTGCTCTGTTTGTTTTTCTCTTTCATGTATCATCTTAAACTAAAAACTGATAAGTCAAAGTGCTATGTTAACTTTATATTTTATGGTAATAAAGAAAAGAGTGTAAAAGAGAACTAATAGAAGGTCAGTAACTGGTTGTAATCACTGCATAAAAAGAGTTATTTATATTAGGCCGTTCTGTTATATACTTTTATTGGTTACCATAAAATCAATGAAATATCATGGATTAACTTTATAATGGTAACACATGTGTCACCATTGAGGAGAGTCCCACCATCCCTACCATTATTCCGGGGATGAATATGTAAAGTAATTGATATTTTTATATATTAATCAAAACTGATAAGTCAAAGTGATAGATTAACTTTATAAATTGATAAACTAAAGATCAATTTAGTTACATAGTCTTAGGCACCCTTCAGCAAGTGCTGGAAATCATTGGAGAATATAGTCATTATTCTGTTTATGAATATGTAAAGTAATTGATCTTTAGTTTATCAATATCAAGGATAATGCATAGATTAAGTTTATAACGGTAACACATATGTTACCATTGAGGAGAGTACTAGTTTGAGAGGAGAACATACGGAAGGTAAAGTCTCAGTGGTGGGACACCTGTTTTGAACGCAGGCGACGTGAGAGCGTTGGGGTTCGACTCCTCTGCCTTCTTCCGATAGCCAATGGATTATGCGGTAAGGTGGTCCTTGCTCTGGAAGATGAAGTGGTAGTGGCTTCCACGCCCGATTGCTAATCGGGAGACGTTGTAAGACGTTGAGGTTCGATTCCTCCTTCTTCCTCTAATGTTACTAGGTATATAAGTATGAAAACTTGCTCTAAATGTAAAGTTTCTAAACCCAGAAAGTCTTTTAGTAAAGATTGTTCTAGAAAAGATGGTTTACAAGCATCTTGTCGTTCATGTAAGAAAGAATATAGAAAAACTGATAATACGGAATATTATAGACAATGGGCTAATGACAATACTGAAAAGAGAAGAGAATATAACAAACAATGGAAGAAAGCCAATCCTGAAAAAGTCAGGAATCATAATAAGAAATATAGAGAAAACAATCTCGAAAAGAGAAGAATCTCTACTAGAGTATCTAGTAATAAATGGAAGAAAGCCAATCCTGGAATGTGTAGAGCTTATACTGCTAAAAGACGAGCAGCAAAGTTGGAAAGAACTCCAAGTTGGTCTAATATAGAAGAAATAAAAGCATTCTACGTTGCCTGCCCTGAAAGCTATCAGGTAGACCATATAATACCTTTACAAGGAGAAACTGTTTCGGGTCTTCATGTATTAAACAACTTACAGTATCTGCCCGCTAAAGATAATCTTTCTAAAGGAAATAGAGTATAAACAGCCACGCGCCTGTAGCTTAACGGATAAAGCTGTGAGTTTCTACCTCATTAGATGTGGGTTCGATTCCTTCCAGGCGTGCCAATCTTGCCGTAGTATAATGGAAATGCACAGGTCTACGGAACCTGAAGATGAAGGTTCGAGTCCTTCCGGCAAGGCCAATTTCGCCCTTGTAACTCAGTAGTAGAGTAGCGGCATGGTAAGCCGCAGGTCGTGAGTGCAATTCTCACCGGGGGCTCCATTTTGTGTGTTGACAAAGAGATATACGGAGTTATAGTAAGTTTAGTGAGTTTTGATAAACTTGCTATAACTCGTGTTTATAAACGTTTATATAAAAGGGGATACTAATGTTGCTAGTAATAATTGGGGCTTTTGCTCTACTAGCAGTTAGCGCATGCGGTAATGCTGGTTCTAAGATTCCTATCGAGGGAGTAGGCGGATCAGATGGCTCTTCGTGTGGTCAAGTTTGCGACACTGATGGCAGAGAAGATGTTGTAAGGCACTGTGATACCTTCTGTGGTGATGTGGTTTGTGACCTTCAGGGAGTCGAAGAGTGTGCTCCTTCGTGTGATGTCTGCCAGACATGGGACGAGGCTGTAGCACAGGATAGGCGTGTGTGTTTTACATGTGCTAATGAAGCGAAGGCAAAGGCTTACAAAGAGGGCTATGATGACGGATTCACCGCTGGACAGGATTCTGTTGAGTGTTCAATCTGCCCAGAGCCTAAGTGCTTTGTGGTAAAGGCTGAGATTGTTTGCCGTGATCGTGACACCCATAGGAAGTGTCTTAGCAGCTGGTGGAATAAGATCTGTGAGATTGAGAAAGTTCTTGTGCCAACAGAATGCCCGGCAGATGTAGATCACGATGATCAGGACTAATGATCTACGAGTACGAATGCGAGGGATGCGGTCACTCTTTCGAGTTTGAGCAAAAGATTACTGACAAGCCACGTAAGAAGTGCCCAGAGTGCGGAAAGATGAAGCTTAAGAGGCTGATTTCCCACTCTTCGTTTCGCCTGTTAGGTGGAGGATGGTTTAAAGATGGATACTAAACTCAAAGAAGAAGTATACTACGGGGGAACCTCCGAGACTTCATCAGGAGTTTCTACCCCTGCAACCACTAATTTAGATATAAGTGGGGGGACTACTGATGCTACTGTCCATGTCCCACATGTGACTACTGGCGGTGACTCTTATGGTAACGTCTTGGTAAAAGATGGCAGTAAAACAGCACCAGATCAAATCTTTGTTACGGATAACACCATAACCGCTGGGAATAACTGGTATACTGAGGCGAGTTTAAGTGCTGCTAATGATCTAACTATTGGCAATATCAAAATCGTAGTTAAGGATAATGGTGAGATTATGGTGTGTCTAGATGATGTAGAATATCATTTCTCCAAGAAGAAGGTAAAAAGCTTCCTAGAGAAGTTTGCAGACGTGAAGGTAGAATAATGCTTAAGTACACGATGGAAATGCGAAAGCCAACAATAGTTTGGCGAGTAGAGTTTAAGGGACGTATCGGTCATGTTCTGAAGAACGAGGATACCTCCCGCGCTAAGCGTTGGCAGTTGACTGAAGGAGACCAGGACATCGCGTTCTTCAAGTCTCGCAGAGCAGCATTTTACTTCTTCGAGACTGGGAAGAAGTTCAAGACTAAGCCCGTATATGCAGGTATGCGCGGTGGCGGATCAAAGAGAGTTAGATGATATGGATACTCTTGTATATAACAATTGCAGCCCTAGGGTCCATATGGTATCCTGAGGAGTAGCAAGAGGAAGCATAACTCAGTGGTAGAGTGGGATCTTTACACGGTCTTGGTCGCTGGTTCGAACCCAGCTGCTTCCACTATGCGCACGGAGCCAGATGACTAAAGAAGGAACAATTCGTGAGTGCCAAGGTTGTGGCAGGGTGTACGTCTATAATAGGGCGGTTTCAGGACACTCAACCAGACACTGTAATAGTTGTCTGTCCAATAGGCGTAGGTTTAAGAAGAAGAGGAAAGCAATAGAGTATAAGGGAGGGAAATGCATTGTGTGCGGGTACAGTAGGTGCGCCCGCGCTCTGGCTTTTCATCACCTAGATCCTCTCACCAAATCCTTTAGTATCAGCAGCAATCACGGAAGAAAATGGGCTACAATACAAGAGGAACTAGACAAGTGTGTTTTGCTTTGTCAGAACTGTCACGCAGAAGTTCACGAAGGAATTATTGATTTAGATGATTACGCTCCACAAAGCTCCGGTTGAGCTGCGGTGTCTTATATACATAGCGGCCAGGTTCAACTCCTGGGTGGAGTACCAAAGATGGAATGTTATTGGTGTATTTGTTAGAATAGTCCTATGAACGACACTCTTGTACTAAATACATCATATGAGCCTCTCCGCATTCCCACCGTGCGTACCAATAGGATACATATGTACCCAGAAAGTAAACCAACATGACTAAATTCGTTCGCTTCTTCTACAAGACTCTTTATTGGACCGTACCCTGGTGGTACGGTTTTACCCAGCGTATGACTCGTCGTAAGGCTCGCAAGAACCCTGAGGTTGCTACCTACGAGAATACTCGCCAAATAGCCGAGGCTATTAACTGGGGCAGGAACTGGCGTCCAGATCCTCTTCATGGTTTCTTGGATGTTGCTATGAATCCTCGTAAGTTCCAAGCGCATATCAATGCAGGTGCTAAGAAGTTCGGAGATTGTGATGACTATGCTCTTTATTGGGCAACCACCCTACTCAAGTCCGGCCTTGCAGACAAAGCCTATATGGGCACTGTATGGTACGAGAATAGGGATAAGAAGGGTGAAGGGCATGCTGTCTGTGTATTTGAGAAGGAGGGGGATACATACTGGGCCGACTACGGTATGCCCCACAAGATAGCCGCAGGAGATGAATGGGCTTGGGCCAAGGATGTTGTTGCTAGCAGAAGGTCGGTTCTATATGCTGCGGGCAAGTTTGAGATAAAGCTTAGACGTAATGGAGAGCCTAAGCTAGTAAAGAGAACAGGTAAACGATACCTCCCATGAATGATACTTTAGTACTAAACGCATCATATGAGCCCCTACGTATCTGCTCTTGGGAAAGAGCTATCTGTATGTGGTTAGACGATAAGGTTGAAATCCTTGCTACATGTTCTGAGAGAGTGTATGACGCTCTCAAGGATTGGTGTGGTAAGATGCCCGCCGTGGTGCGTCTACTGAAGTACATTTCTTTGGAAGTTAAGACTGTCAAGTTCTCTCGTATCAATGTGTTCGGCAGAGACCACTTCTCGTGTCAGTACTGTGGAGCCCAGCCAGGTACCGCTAGTCTTACTTATGACCACGTTACTCCTAAGTCTCGTGGTGGAGCTACTAAGTGGGAGAATATTGTGACTTGCTGCATTGAGTGTAACTGGAAGAAGGCAGACCGTACTCCTGAAGAGGCTGGAATGACGCTGAAGGTGAAGCCTTACGCACCAGATAGTAAGCCTTTCATGCGTAGACTGGTAGTTAGTATGCCTCACACTCCTGATGAGTGGAGATCCTTTCTATATTGGACTCAAGGATTGGATTCTGATGTATAAGTCTTGCTCTAAGTGTGGTATAGAGAAGCCCCTGAGTGAGTTTTATCAACAGCGAAAAGCAAAAGATGGAAAGCGTCCCGACTGTAAAGAATGTAGAAGCAAAGTTCATAAAAAACGATATTATGCTAAACAAAAAGAAATACTAACGAGTATAAAAGTTCCAGAAGTGCGCGCTAGAAGAGCTGAAGCGGCTAAAAGGTGGAGAGCCAGAAATCCCGAAAAAGTAAGAAAGAATAATCAAATACAGTATGAAAAGAATAGAGAAGAGATGCTTGCCTATCAGAGCGCCTGGAGACGTGCTAACAAAAGTAGAGTAAATGAATATAAGGCAAATAGAAGAGCCAAGCAACTACAAGCAACTCCTTCCTGGGCGGATAGAGAAGCTATACAGGCTGTATTCGATAGCTGTCCCGAAGGATATCATGTAGATCATATAATTCCCTTGCAAGGAGAAAATGTCTGTGGTTTACATATTGCAGAGAATCTTAAACCAATACCCGCCAAGGAAAACCTTAGTAAAAGTAATAAGTTTAGGCAGACGGAGCTAGAGAACGATGGCTAATCCCGATGATGATATTTGGTTGGATAGACTGTACTTCAAGTGCGACTGTACCTTGAATGATCATATTGTAGAGTTCGAGGTTATAGATCTAGATGGTGGTCAGGAGAAACGGCATTGGAAGTCTATCCAATTACAGATTTCTCCTCTTCTTAATCCAGAGACTTCCTTTTGGAAGAGACTTTGGATCGCATTTCGTTATATAATCAAAAAGGAACCTAGATATTCTAGGCATTTTGATTCTGTATATGTTTCTGCTGGTGAAGACCTTGATAGACTGGAAAGGATGATTAGAAGAGTATCAGCGGTTGCTAGAGTACGAAAGTCTGTGCTTGAGAATAAGTCGAAGAAGAAATAAGGAGTAGCTAAGTCTACTGTTTCATATATTGTGAATAATAAGACTTATGGAAGATAAACTGGTCAGGGACCAGGCCCGCCTGGAAAGCGGCGCGTACTCGAAAGGGTATGAGTTTCGAGTACTCTGTCTTCCGCTGAGAGAGGAACATGAAAACTGCACTATCATTTGACGACGTTCTATTGGTTCCAGGATATAATGATATCAAGAGTAGATCTGATGTCACGCTAGAGACATATGTAGCGGGCGTTGACTTGCATCTTCCTATTATCGCGGCGAATATGCCCTCAGTCTGCGAAGCAGATATGGCTATTGCGTTGGCTGATGCAGGTGGAATGGGCATTGTTCACCGCATGCAAAGCATAAAGTCTCAGTGTGACCAAGTAATCGCTGCTTCTATGCACAGATCAGTAGGTGGTGCTATAGGTATCGGGAATGACTGGAAGGTCCGTGCAGAAACCCTAATTGGTGCTCATGCCTCGATCATTTGCCTTGATGTAGCACATGGCCACCAGCAGCGTGTAATGGAGGTAGCTTTGGAGTTCTTGGACTCATATAAGCTACCTCTTATCATTGGCAATGTAGCTACAGGCCACTCGGCTCGACATTTTGCTAGTGAGATAAATGATCTTGACCATAGTCGTGTTGCACTCAAGGTAGGCGTAGGTGGCGGCTCTGTTTGCACCACTCGTATCAAGACTGGCTTTGGTGTTCCCACTCTTCAGTCTGTGATGGATGTTTACGAGGTTCTTGACGACCTTAACTCAGATATCAGTATTATTGCCGATGGGGGTGTCAAGTGCAGCGGAGATATTGTTAAAGCCTTAGCTTCTGGTGCAGATGCGGTTATGCTTGGTAGTCTCCTGGCGGGAACACGAGAGGCCCCAGGGGATGTCATCAAAGATGATAAGACAGGACTCAAGTATAAGGTCTATCGTGGAGCAGCTTCTTACGGAGCTAAGAAGGCTCACTTTGGCGAAGCCGAGTATGTAGAGGGCGCTGAGCGACTTGTCCCTTATAAGGGATCTGTTGATAAGACGCTTCATACTCTTGCTGATGGAATCAAGTCCGGTTTGACTTACTGTGGCGTAGATAACTTAACGGATCTCCTCGACGAGGCTGAATTCATTCGTATTACTGAGGCAGGATACAAAGAGTCCTTGCCCCATGGAATTTATGGTGCATAATGGCAATTCAGGATGTTCTACTCTATCCCAATAAGGTACTTCGCCAAGACTGCTCTGATGTAGCGGAGTTTGATACTGAAGAGTTCTACCATCTCATTCTGAATATGGTTGATACTTTGGCTTCTTATAAAGCCTTAGGGCTTGCTGCTCCTCAGATTGGGATTCCAAAACGTATCTTTGTTACTAATGTGGATAACCAACCTCTGTTTTTCATCAATCCTAGGGTTGTTAGGGCAGAAGGTAGTATTACCAAAAAGGAAGGCTGCCTTTCCTTTCCTAATGTATTCCAACGTGTGGAGCGTTTTGCTGAAATTACCATTGATGCAATAGACCCCACCGGCGCTGAGTTTCGTGCTCAACTAGATGGAATGGATGCTGTGGCCGCTCAGCATGAGTATGATCATTTGGGCGGAGTATTATTCATTGATCACGTCAGTCCTCTAGAAAGGAAGATGATGGTCAAGAAACTTAGCAAGTTCAAGAAGAAGTATAACATCAAGTAATTGCCTTTCCTCACATCATATGCTATTCTTACACTAGAATAGCTGTAAGCGAAGTATGATCAAAATTGGTTGGCCTACTCTAAAAAAGCAAGTTAACGCCCAGGTTTGGCGAGTTCTTGATGTAAGCGGATTAACTCGTAGTGTTCGTGAGTCTAAGAACTACACCAAGTCGGGCTTTGTTTATCTGGATGGAAACCGTATTACTTCTCTAAGGCATACAGTTTCTATTGGCGATCCTTTTACTTTAGAACTTCGTTTCCCTAATGGTAGAACTAAGAGTTTAGAAATAATGTTAGTTCCAGTAAACCGTATCTCCAAGAGACCACCGAGACAGGCTTCTCCTGGGAACACTCCATACATCAATGATCCTGACAAGTTCAACTATAGAGGCTAAATGAATACGTATGTTCCTAAGTTTCGCTGCAAGTATTGTGGCAAAGAACGTGAAGCTTTTGTTCAAGGAGAAGAGGGCGTCTTTGTACCTTGCCAATCTAAGGAATGCCAACAGAAGAGAGATCAAGAGCATTACTTGAAGATGGAGCGGCGTAAGAGGGAACGGAGAAATTCATGAAGCTGTCTAGGATAATAATGATCTCTGATAATAAGAGAGGGGAATAGATGAATATTGCAAGTTTGAAGAGGAAACGCCATCAGCCAGACGTGAGAAAGATTAAGAAGCACTCCGACATTATGCGTCGGCAGGGCACTCATGTTGTGGTTGGCGGCTCACGAGAAAAGACTAATACGGGTTTTGCCGTGCCAGGTTTTCAGGGTAAGACCTTTGAGACCTATTTTGAGACCATGCTGGCAGGCAGTTCTACTGCTACCTATAAGCACGAGAAGAAGGACAAGACCCTCCGCATCCTAAGTGGCGATTTGTTCGTGTTGACCAAGACAGGCGAGATAGAGAAGCAGCAGCGAGCAATAGCTGGGGATGAAGTTGTTCTTGAGAGAGGCACTGAATATCGTCTTGCTACTTCTAAGGAACAAGTTGAGTTCTTCGTTTGCCAGAGCGCTAAGTATAACGCTGCGGTAGAGATTGTATCAGATAGTTCTCTTGTGGCACGAGATGTCTCTCCTGCCCTTTTGGAGACTCCTACAATGGAGCAGAGAATCAATCGCACTCGTCCGCAGGATATGGGCACGCGCCGAAGAGGTTCTAAGGCCAAGGCGCAACTAACTGCACAGCGTTCAGGACGTAAAACTCCTCAGGTAATAAATGAGCCTATTCCAGGCCGTGTTGGTGCTGTAGAGGATGGTGTAAGTCCCCGTCCAAGTCTAGGTAAGTTTAGCGAGGAGGGTGCTGGCTAATGAGTGACCCGTTCCTATATCTTGAGGATCTTGTGAAGGCGGATGTGCCTAAGCCTCCCGCTGATATTGGTGGGGGGTCTAAGCCTCCTAAAGCCAAGATGACCTTAGCTGGTGGTCCTAAGGAGACCCCTAAGGTCAAGTCTGGGGCTCAGGCTATTGCTGCAGGTGTTCCAAAGAATATAGGAGGAGGGACAACCCCTCCAGGGCAACAAACTCTAAAGCAGGCTAATCCTAATCCTCCAGTCTCTCCAGGGGCTAAGACAGCTGCTACTCAAAAGTACGAATATTGGTCTGGGTCTGGTGCTCCCCCCGCTAACGGAAATTGGGAAAGAGGCCCCAAAGGTGGTTGGCGTCGTCCAGAGGGCTCTGGTGGTGGAGGAACTGGTGAGACTTAAAACCTTCTTGAGGAGATGAAGACATCTCATGAGAAGGCTACAGAGCAGACTGTTGCTCAGCAGGCTCCAGCCAAGACCGTATCTTCTAGTGAAGAAGCTGGTCCTGTTTCTTCTTCAGCAGCTAAGATAGAGGAATCCAAGAGAGCAGTTGCTACTCCACCGCCTTCGGAAGAGGCAAAGAATATTGCCAAAGAGGGTAAAGAAAGTACTAAAGATAAGCAAGAAGCAGCAAAGAAGCTCAAAAACGAAGCTGAGAAGCAGGTAAAAGAAGAGGCTGCAAGCCAGGCTAAAGAGGGTGAAAAGCCAAAGAAGCCAACCAACGCTGAGATTGAAAAGAAGGCTCAGATGCTGGAGATGGAGGCTGATAACCATCGTCAGAGCGCTAGTAACATGTTGCAAAATGTACAGGCCCATATGGAGCTTGAGACAGATCCAGAGAAGAAGGCACAGCTTGAAAAGATTGCTGGCTATCTGGATGAGCAATCTAATCTTAAAGGAGAACCTACATCTCAGGATAAAGATATCTTGAAGATGGCACAACAGGCTGTAAAGCATCACGGAGTCAACAAGCCTCCTAAGGAAGAGGCACAGCAGCCAGGCCGTAAAGCTCCTCCTAAAGTCAACTACGCAAGAGTATTTAATCAAGCTAGAGCGGCAGGTGCAAGAGTGGGCAGTGCAGCCGCTACCGTACAGGGAGCTGGCGAATTGGGCTCAAGTGCGCTAAACTATGCTAGTAGTGGTGCGGTCAGCAGCGGCCAGCATCTGTTAGGCAACAATAATGAGAAGAAAGCCGCAGAAACCGCCGCTAAGAAGGCTCCAAAAAAGGGAGCAGAAGTAGAGCAATCGTCTATGAAGACTGAAAAATCTTTGGGTATCTATATTGACCTACAAAAGGCAGTTCAGACGGGAAGCCCTCATGGCCATACAACGCCCTCGGATAAGAGAGCACGTATAAAGTATGAATCTTCTTATGCTAAGCGTCCTGTAGGCGTTGCCAACGAGGGCATTGTCACGGAGGATGATGAGGATAAGGGAAAGAAGTGGAATCATTCTGATGAGGATTCTGTCCAAGCTGAGGTTGACGCGAAGCTTAAAGCTAAAGAGAAGGATGAAGAGAAGGAGAAAGAAGAGAAGGAAGAAGTAACCAAGTCTCTAACTCCCGATCCTATTTCCATGTTAAAATCTCTGAATTCTGAGGTTCGTCAAGAACTTAGTAGAGTTCTACCAACTGACCTTGAATCCACTTTTATGCTTGAAGTCTTGGAATATGACCCAAGCGTGGTGTCCAAAGGCCAGGCTTTTATTAGAGGCAAAGATCGCCATCGTTTCAACGAGTGGGCTCATGCACGTTTGTCTAAATCTATTTCTAGCCTAAACGAGAGGGTTGGATTAAATGAGTAACGATTGGATGGATACCATTTCCGCTTGGCAGGATCAGACTAAGGTTCTACCAATGCTGGCTAGAGAACACATTCAGAAGTCACGTATGAAGCCCCAAGAGGCAGCTCGTGGAATGCGTTCCACAATGTTTGACCCTCTTGCGGTTCAGTACGCCATGGGTTTCAAGGATCGTAAGTACTCTCTTACTTACGATGTTCTTAAACGTATTCCACATCAGGTTGCAGTTGTCTCCGCTATTATTCAAACTCGATGTAATCAGGTAGCTACGTTCAGCGTACCTTATCGCGCCTCTAAGAGTGTCGGTTTCGTAATCAAGCACAAAGATCCAAGCCACCTTACTACCAAGTCTGAACAGGAGTTCATCAAAGACTTAGAGACGTTCATTTATAATTGTGGTTATTCGACTCCAAACCCCTACAACACTACTAAGCGCGATGACTTCGAGACTTTCCTAAAGAAGATCGTTCGTGATAGTCTTCAGTATGACCAGGCATGTGTTGAGGTTGTTCCAGATCGTCGTGGATCTCCTTATGAGTTTATGGCCGTAGATGCCGCTACTATTCGTATCGCAGCTGTGGATTCTGTGTATGGCCCCAACCAGACGTGGCATGCACGTTCCCCGGCTTATAGTGGACGCGGAAGTCTACTAGCTGAGATGGATCAGTCTCCTAACCGTCATCCATATCGTTCTCTTAAGCTTTATGAAGGCACTAGATTCGATAAGCGTGCTGATTTCGTGCAAGTTATTAACGGACGTGTAGAGAATGTTTACACTCATGAGGAGATGGTTTTTGGTGTTCGTAATCCACGAACTGATATCTATATCCAGGGCTACGGCTATGGCGAGCTTGAGCAGTTGGTTACAATTGTTACCGCCCAGCTGTATGCTGAGGAATACAATCGCCGTTTCTTCAGCCAGGGTTCTGCACCTAAGGCATACTGAACTTTAAGGGGGACACAATGACCCCAGACCAGCTTGAAGGTTTCCGTCGCCAGTGGCGTTCAAATCTTGAGGGCATTGATAATTCCTGGAGAACCCCTATTCTTCAGTCTGAGCAGGGCGTTGATTGGATTGATCTCAACCCAACAAATAAGGACATGGAGTATGGGTCTTGGCTAGAATATCTTATCAAGATTACTTGTGGTGTCTTTCTTATTGACCCGGCAGAAATCAACTTTGATCTCAAGGGTGGGCAGTCACAAACTCCACTCTTCGAATCTTCCCAAGAATGGAAGCTAAAGGCATCTCGTGATCGTGGCCTCAAACCACTACTTCGTTTCATTGCCAAGCAGATCAATGAGAATATCATTTTCCCAATTGATGATCACTTCGTATTTGATTTTGCTGGTCTTGAGGAGCTTACTGAACAAGAGAAGCACACCCTTCGTACTGAGCAGGTTTCTTCTTATCTAACCTTAAATGAGGTTCGTCGTTCTGACGACCTTCCCGATCTTGAGTATGGGGACATTAATGAATCCAGCATATCTTCAGGCTATGCAGATTAAGGCACAGGAAGAACAGCAGAAGCAGCAAATGGATATGCAGCAGGCGCAGATGGAAGCCCAGAATGCAGCTAATCAGGCAGCTATGGGGGGAGAAGGCGGAGAGGCAGGAGGAGAAGGCGTAGGAGAGCCAGAAGATAGCGTTGGTGCTCCTCAATATAGTGATTCCTTCGGCAAGTCTTTAGCAGTTGTTCACGACGGCAAGTATTTAGAAATAGACCTTTCTGAGCTGGATGATTGGAAAGATACTATTGTATGACCCGGAAACTAGCATATAGGGTTGAGTTCCAAGGGCTACCCATTTCTGTAGAGAATAGAAAAGGTTCAAATAGATATTGGCATGATCCAAATTCTGGAGAAGATGGAAAAACAAAACAGCATTATCCATATGGATATGTACGGGGCACTTTAGGAGTAGACGGGGATGAGGTTGATATTTATCTAGGCCCGGATAAGCAGTCCGACAAAGTGTTCATTGTTACACAAATGAAAGCTCCTGAGTTCTCGGATATTGATGAACAAAAGACGTTTATAGGCTTTTCTAGCCCTAAAGAGGCTAAAACAGCTTATTTGAAGCATTTTGATGACCCTAAGTTTTTCGGTAGTATAAAGGAAATGACATTGGAAGAGTTCAAAACTAAGTTAAAGAGCCACAAAGGCAAGCTCATCAAGTCAGAGCCTATCTATATCAAGAAGGCCATTGTAGATAGTAATATTTTCAAAGGACCCTATCTATACCTGGAAACCAACTAAAATAAGTGATATACTACTACTGAGATCTATTTTATGGCATTTAAAGAACAGCCCCTAAAGCCCGTTAGTGAAGTAGGCAGCAAGACTACCTATACTCTCAAGAGCGAAAATAAAGAGAAGTTGATTGGCGGAAAAGGAGATTCTCGCCCAGATTCTGACTTTGATCAAGAGCATTTGATGAATGGTATCAAGGTGGAGATGGAGCATACTAACGATCCAGATGTGGCAAAAGAGATTGCCAAAGACCATCTCACTGAGTCCCCAAAGTATTACAAGAAGTTGAAAGTTATGGAACACAAACTTGAAGACACAAAGAAAAGCCTTGCAAGAGCTAATTCGCTTGTCAAAGCCCTGAAGAAGGGATCTCTTAATCAAGACGATATGGACATCAAGAAGAATAAAGCTAAGCTAGGTTCAGGTGCTCGTTTCAAAAAGCTATCTCATGAGATAGCTGAAGGAGGAGCTAAAGATCCTGATGCTGTTGCTGCTGCTATTGGTAGGAAGAAGTATGGTAAAAAGAAGTTTGCTAAACTAGGAGCTGCCGGTAAAAAGTCTCTAGATGCAAATGAAGAAGATAAGCCAGAAGATATCAAAAAGAAGTTCAAGTCCAAGGCGCAACAGAAGTATATGTATGCTGCAGAAGAGCGCGGAGACATTCCTAAGAAGGTAGTAGAAGAGTTTAGTGATAAGACTTCCAAGAAAGACTACAAGAAGATGCCTAATAGGGTAAAGAAGGCTCAGGATGACCTAAGCCCTTCCCTTCCTGAAGTTGTCAAGGCTCTAAAGGCAGCTGCTATTCTAGGTCTTACCCGACGACAGAGAATGGATACAGCCTATCGTCTCGGCTTGGCGCAGGGTGTGCATACACATAAAACTCCTTTCGCTACTGAAGACCTTTCAAATACGCCGATCAATATTGGCATTTCTAAAGAGCAAACACGTCCAAGTTATGAACCTCCAGTAGTGCCAATTAGACGAATAGATAATAACCCAGGCTACATTGCTCCAAAGCCTTGTGGCGACCACGAGTACAAGACTTCTCCTACAGGCCCAGCAGAGACCAAGCCAATTAAGGATCGATAATGGAAAAACGACTTTATCTTTCTGAAGATGCAATCTTAAAAAGCAAAGAGCAGACCGGGGAGCACGTAGGAGGTACCTATGTGGCTCGTGTTCAGACAGGCATCGAGAAGGATGGCTCCCCGCAGTACCGCTACTTCCGTTCCCAGGCAGATTATAATAACTATCTAGCACAGCAGAGAGATGCGAAGAAAGAGGGAAAGAAGATGGGCCAGGGCAAGAAAGGTTCTAAGTCTAAGGAAGGAAAGACAGGTAAAGTTCTTGATATAAAAGAACGCCTTCAGGCTAAATTAAAGAAGGAGCACGAGAGTTCCCGCTCCAAAACAAGAAGTACTCCCACAAACAAGTTATCCGCTTCACACTCAAAGAAGGAAAGTCTGTTCGGCGGAGGTAAAGAGAAAATGGCGGCTTCATTGACAGAAAGCCTTCCACTATACTTAGGAGAAATTAATGAATAATCTACCAAGAAAGCCAGTTAGATTTGTTCCTCAGAATGAGGAACTGTTGAAGTCGCAGGAAGGCATTGCTGGTCAAAGGAAGGGTGGAACTGATTACAGTCTAGACGAGTCTGTTGCTACCATTTCCAAGCCAACCGCCCAGTACCGCACTCCTCCAGATCGTAATATCGGAAATATATTCTTTCGTCGTCGCATCAATGGATCGGTTGATCTGAAGTATGCAGTCGGCAAAGTTGTTGATGCTATTCATCGTTTTAAGGATGGTGGTGGAATCAATCAGCTAAACAATGAAGAGGCAACTTGCCTTAGAATTCTCTTCCCCTATCAGTTCGGTGGCTTGGAAAATGCAGCCGTGTCTGGAACTATCGCAGCTGTACAGCTTAGATTAGCCCCAGAAGAGATAGAGGTTATTCGTATTGCTGTAGCTAAGCATCTCCAGGAAGAGCTTAATTACAACGCTGGCCGTGGTGGATCGTCCGTTCCCGGCCGTAGTAAGTCCCGCTCTTAATGCGTGTCAAAACAAACCTATCTTCTGAGGAGCTTGAGCTTGTCAGTAAGGGTCTTAGCCGTTTAGCGAAAGCTCAACAGCAGGATGGTAGGTTTGAGCCAAGTAACCCAGCCGAAAAGGCACTTCTCTCAGAAGTCTCGGACTCGCTGGATCAGATGATTGATAGCCTGAAGCTAGCAACGAAAGAGGTTTTTGACGGGGAGTAAGGGTATTGCGTGAAGTCACTATTTGTTCTTCTTATTGTTCTTTGTGGTTGCCATAAGTTCGTTCCTGAACCTGTAATACCCGGAGAACAAATAAAACATGCATCTAACTCTACGGTAGCTCTTGTAGCCCCTGATAGCTTTTTTGATAAACAAGGACCACATTGGCCATTTTGTACTGGAGCATTTGTAAGTACCTATGAAATCATTACTGCCAATCACTGTGTTACAGAGCTGGGAGATAAGATTAAGGTTGCTACCTATCAGGACTACATAGCCACTGATGGAACATTCGATGAAGGCCACTGGACAGAGTTCTATGTAGCAAAAATGAATAAGGAAGCAGACCTAGCCCTTCTTAAGATTGCCGCAGAGAATAAACCATTTCTGCCAGCTCATTCGTTTTTCTACCTGGATGAGAGGGCACCAAAAGTTGGGGAACAAGTATATATTGTAGGCCACCCGAATAACGAACCTTGGACTTATACAGTTGATATTGTGTCAAATTCATTGAGACTGCTTGATTTCTTTGGAGAACCACATAAGTTCTTCCAGCATCAGACTCCCGTATTTGAAGGTAACTCAGGTGGGCCAGTAATATCAATGAATGGAAAGCTTGTTGGAGTTGTCTCCTTATATACCCCAGCTGTCAGTCAACTAAACTTTTCTGTCCACTTGGACGAGATTAAAGAATTCCTAGGAAGAAAGTAATATGCCATCATATAAAGATAGTCCTAAGCCTCTGAGAAAGAGTGATCCAAACCCAATCTTCAAGAATGATACAGATGAGGGTTATGTTATCAAGGCCATGAATCCAATCGAGCAGCAACGTCACGCTGATGGTTCTCTTCATAGCATGACCCGTCGAAGCTCTGTGCAGGCTCCAGGCATCGATGAGAGTCTATACCTTGGTGATGATAAGATGGACAAGTCCGTTGAAGCTCATGCAACCAGAGATAACATTGATGTTGATGAGATTGTTAAGGCATACATGGAAAAGGGCGCACCTACTGCGCCACGTTTGCCTCCTATCGGTAAGAGTGAAGATGACGAAGATGAGCAAGATGAATCTGATATTCAAAAGAATAAAGCTAAGCTAGGTTCAGGTGCTCGTTTCAAAAAGCTATCTCACGAGGCAGCTGAAGGAGGAGCTAAAGATCCTGATGCTGTTGCTGCTGCCATTGGTAGGAAGAAGTATGGTAAAAAGAAGTTTGCTAAACTAGGAGCTGCCGGTAAGAAATCGTTGAATACGGATGGAGAGGACGAAAAGAAGAGCTATGCTGCTGGAGCAAAGATTGCGCATACTGTTGGATCTCTAATTCCTTCCGCATCAAAGAACCCAGCTTAAGTAAATAATGGACAATAGGTTAGCCACATTACGCAGGACATTGCGACTGCATTTTAATTGGCTGATCCTGAAACTTCTTGGCAAAGATCTGCTCTCAAAGGAAGAGCTAGATGAGCTGAAGGATTATGGGCGGCTATCCTTAGGGGACGAGGTAGGCTTGATAGAGCACTCGTTTGCTTTGGGCCGCCAGAGTGCGCTCTCTAAGAAATCCGAATATAAAGATTTGACCCTAGAGAAGCTATCGAAACTCCAGAAGAAGAAGTATTCTTCTGTTGAGGAACTAGCTATAAGGGAAGCAAAGCTACATACCGCACGACGCATACAAAAGCTGGCGGATGAAGCTTCTGCAAATGCATACAATCGTGTGAATAAAGCTGCACGTGATCTGCTTGAGGATGCTGCTGCGAAGGATATCCTAGCGGATGAAGTGGCGCTTGGTATAGCAGAGAAGAAGTCTCGTAAGCAATTGGCTACTTCAGTAGCCAACAAGCTAGGCCGAGACTTTTCTGCTGATATGAAAAAGCTGGCCATCACTGAGATGCACAGAGCCAAGCAGCGCGGTGTAGTTATGGCTATAGCCAACAAGGTCGGTATTTATCGGCATTCCGAGGGTGTGGATTCTATGGTCAGCGTGGTACCTAATAGGGGTGCATGCAAAGACTGTCTAAATCTTTACTTGGACAATGCCGGGAACCCTCGTCTATTCTCTCTCAAGACTCTAATGGCTCAGGGAAGCAACGCTGACGAAGGCGTAAGCCACTCTAGGGGCCTCTGAGGGCTCCATACTTGTTGGAAACCAGTTATGTCCCCGGCCCACCCCAGCTGCTATTGTGAGCTAACTTACGTGCCAGCAGGAATGGCATGGGAGAATGGTAAGCTCAAGATTGTAGATGAGGTGCGTTACAAGGAGTCCATTAGCAAAGCTTATGATCCAAACTCTATGTCGCCTACCATCAAGCCTAAGGGTGGCGAGAGTTATCAGAATAATGATCCTCCAAAGGTTGGGAGCATCCCAGGTGTTGCAGCTCCAGACAATACAGCTGGGCCAGGAGTACCTAAGGGTTCCGCTACTACTATACCTGCAGCAGCTAAAGAACCTGCAACAGCTAAAGAACCTACTGCAGCCAAAGATACAGATACTTGCCCCTATTTGGGGGGTAAAGCATGTATTGATCGTGGAGGAAATGGGTATAAAACCCATAAACGTTTTGGGGTTATTATGCAGCGGCATGCTGAATATATGGCTAAGGAAGGGAATCCTGAAGAGGCTGAGAAGCTTAGACCTACTCCAGAAGATTTTGCCCAAGAGATACATTTTGCGCGAGAATATGACCCCAAAGAGCACACTACATCTGAGCTAAAAGACCACATTCAACAGGGTGTGGTTATCCAGTCTAAGTCTCTGAAGAAGCACGAAGTAGTTACCGCCCGCCCTGGTGTGACTGATTCATATAAGCAGGTAATTAAAGGCAATGGTTCTATACTAGCTAAGCCTGGTTCTATAGATTACGGCTCTGAAATCCATAAAGAAGCAGCAGTCTTCAAAGCTTTTGTCATGTTTGGCAGCGATAGATGTCCTCCTACATTCATTCGTAATAATAATCCTCCTCCAGTTGGTAAGAAACCTTGGCAAGCTGATGTTCCAGGTGCAGCAAGTGGACAAGCTTGGTTGAAGAACCATAACAATGCAATGTCTGCAGTAAAGGAGCTTGGAAGCGAAGTATTTCCAGAGGGTATCAAAAAAGAAGATGATCCAATGAAGCTCATATATGCTTTGATCAAAATGGCACCTGATAAAGACAAAATGCTTGACCAGTTAAGTCAGATAGCTGTAATGGATCTTATTACAGGTAATAGTGATCGTCATGTTGAGAACTTTATGGTTAACGCTGACTTCTCTGATGTAATGGCGATTGATCATGGTTTCACTATGGAACCTGGTCTTAACTTCTATCAAGGTAGAATTCATGAGGGATTCTATGCTAATAATAGAGATTTAAAGATTCCTTCCTATATGCGTGAGAGGATGGATAATACCTCCTATGGGGATATTAAGAGAGGCTTTGGGGATGAGCATTTACAAGAATGGCAGACTGCTCAAACGTATTTACGCATGAAGTATATGCTTAAGATAGCAGATGAGAACGATGGCAAGCTTCCGTTCGAAGAGTTTTCCGGAATAGGATATGGATTAACAGATCCAAGACGGAATCATCCAGCTATGAAGTTTGAAAACTTCATGATCGATTTTATTGACACTCATTCTAATGATCCAGATAGTCCCGAGCATGCTACAGCAAAACATTTCGCTGAAGTTGGTATTCTTATGGATCCTCACTTTTGGAGACAAAATCCTGAACAATGGAAAAGAACTATTTCTAGAGGGATTCCTTTTAAATATGAAAAGGAAGTTCGTACTAAGAAAGCAATAGTGGAATATGGCCAGCGTTGGGCGGACCAGCTACGGCAGAAATGGAACGCTGAGGGTGAGATAATCAATAATAAAGAGCTAAATGCTGCCTTTGATAGACTAGGGAATGCAGAAGACACGTATGATAGTCTAAAAAGTACCATTGATACATTTGACCGAAAGAAACGAGATAATCCTAAAGCGATAATAGAACCTGCTTTGTTGGATAAGTTTACGGAAGCAAAAAAGGAAATAAGAGCTGCAGTTTCTTCTTATAAAGATCTTATGAGGGAAACTGAGGAACTGAAAGCGGCACATAGAAGCAAGTTTGAGCTTATTGCCCCTGGTCAGCAATCTCGTTTCGATGAACTAAATAGGAAGATTGTAGAGGCCAATGAGGGCAATCCCAGAGCTAAGAAAGCTTATAGAGTTGATTATGGCAGCAATACTAAGCCCGCAGCCGATATAGAGAGGGAGAAGAGAAATGCCTAAAGAAGATATTAGAGAGAATGAAATCGAGTTTATAGCATATGGACAAGATGAGAAAACCATAGGAACCGTTTGGTGGAATGGTAAGAAGATCAATTCTGACTCTAAGATGTTGCTAGCAAGGCTAAAAGATCTTACAATTAAGGGGCTTACGATGGAGGATGGAGTTGAGTTCCTAGATGAACTCCCCGCTCGATTCAACAGCTACCTGAATGCCAGGAAGATATAATCATGCTTAGAAAATGTATATATGGAGGCGGAGGAGATTGTTCTCGTCAGGGAGGAGACGGCTCCCTTCACCACCGAGAGGGATATGTACACCCTTATCCAACTCTGGAGGAAGCTGGTCATCCGCTTGGTGAGTTTATATCTAAGTCCCAATCTACAGAGCAGATTCACAGTCTTGCGGACTTCACTATAGATTTTGATGAAGATGCAAGCACACAGATTCTATCCTTGGAGATTTCCAAGAACATTATTGATGTAGAGGAGCTAATCAAGTCTCTTTATGAGTTTGACTTAGAGTCCGAAGAGGGCATTCAAAAGCTACTTGAGCTTATGCCTATTCTAGATCCGGATATCATTGTGGATCTTGTTGAGAAGATTTGGCCTGGCTATGTAGTATACCAAGCTGATCCAGATCTTCTTAGGGCTGAAGTTCAAGGTTATCTATTAGACTATCTAGGAGAAGATGAAGATCACTAGACAAGACTTGAGATTAATGGATGTTCTTATTTTGAAGAGTCTCAATAAGTTGGGACCACAAACTAGGCTTCAACTAATGAATATTGGTTTTGATATCTATAGAATTACAAAGCTTGAAAAGCTTGGCGTTTTAGTGCAGGAGCACAATGACGCAACAAATCTAAACTATTATAAGGTAAAAGATGGATTATTCGAGGGAACATAAAGGACATGCACATCGCTTCACCCTGAGAACGGGGACACAAGTGGTGTCGTCCGTAACCGACGATGGATCAGAGCATCGCCATGAGTTGCGAGGACGCCTTACTGGTCCCCCTATTCCCCTGGGGGATAAACATATTCATGAGATTATGATGAACAACATTATTATACCTTCCGGCCCTCCTATTCCTCATGCGGAAGCATCTAGGGATATGGATGCTTATGGAACTGGTTTGGGTTCTGCAAGAGATTTGAGTAAAGGAAATCTACCAGATTTAGTGGACCCAGGGCATTCTTATGTTTTAAAGTCAGGTGAGTTTGGGCTTTATGACTACTGGTATATCGATCAGGCTCATAACTACTGGAAGTATACAAACGCTCCTGAAGACAGCCCAGAGTACAACCCAGATCTTGGGATGCCTGTTCTAGTTAAGGATCAGCCTACCATGACTGATACTCCTCAGTTCTTCACAGCCGAAGGCAAGAAGCGTAGCATGGCTGTTCCCCCAGATGTTATTGCCGAGGAAAATGAGGCATATAGTCCTCTAGACGCTAAGAATATCTGGGTGGAGAAATATGATAGGGAAGGAAATGTACGCTATGTCTATCTAGATTCGGATATCCGTGAGAACGTAGATCTTTGGGTTCAATACCAACTTAGAATCACAGATGCCAATATTCCTTCTTTGCGTAACTTTGCAGTGGAGAAGTTTATCAGCAATATGCCAAAAGATAAGATTGTCGGAGCTTTGCTCATGCTAATGGACCAAGGTCTTTACGAGCTGGAAGAACTTACAAATGCTTCTGTTTTAGATATTGAGTTTATAGACAATACTGTAAAGCTTTTGGGGCGTAAGTTTGTTTGCGATCCTCCTTTACTTGATTTCCTTACTAGTCTTGTGGGCGATCGAGATAAAGCAGCTCCTCTTTTCATGATTCTCTCTATTCAAGGTGAGGATAAAGTCGGAGTCAAACATTTGGCTTCTATCTTCAAATATTTGAAGGTTTCTCCTACGTACCTTCTTTGCTGGAATGCCAGCTATACATATTCTCGTGCTATGAATCGTCTAGCGTTCGAGAAGTTAGACCCCATCGAAGCCGATGGTCGTGCGCTTAGTGATGTAAAGAGAGCGTTTGCTACCCAGAAGGATATGCAATACATGATTGATGCTAAGCTCCGTGAGACTCTCCTACAGAAGTATGGAGAAGCCGTTATGAAGAGTATTGTTCCCCGTGTAGATACAGACGAATATAGCACTCTAATGGTCTTCTCTGACCTTCAAGGCCGCCGCCAAGAAGAGATTGAGTTTTCCACATGGTTACATGCCAGCCCAATGCACGACATTACTCCAGAAGAGCAGGCCATTGTTGAGGAAGAAGTAGCGCGAGTATCCGAGGAACTAGCTGCAGCTGAAGAAGAGTCTGGAGTGGCTGATCAGGAAGCAGGAGCAGTAGATACTGATAAGACCGGAGATACCGGAACTACAGATGCTGAAGGTAACGTAGGCACGACAGATACGGAAGAAGAAGAGAAAGAATAATGGATCTAGAACTTTTCGACTCATGGGAGCCCATGTCCAAGGCAAGAAAGCCTATTGGTCTTGAGAACTGGAAGAGGCTGTCCCATATGGCAGAGCAGCTGAAGGGCAAGAAGGCTTCCGATCTTACATTCACTACCTGTTATCCAGGACATGAGGGCAAGAAGAAGATTCTTGGATCTCTTGAAGGTAATCTACATTTTCTTATGGGTTACGCAAATCCAGCATTTTACATCGCCCCCTATCATTGGTGTGTAGTTGATCCTAATCTTAGTGAAGAAGATGCTCTAATCCTCCACAAAACTAAGGGTCATCCTTCTCGTCCAGAGCTTTGGGAGCGTTCAGAGCTTGAGATGGACGATGAGGGGGATCTAATTGACGGTACTCCCCATCCATCCGTTGCTGCTATAAGGGAGATGGTCAAAGTAGCTCGTGCCAAGAAGGCAGAGAGCATAACTGTTCAGTCAGGTGTTGGGTCTTACACGGCTATCCCTTCCGAGGGCTTGGTTTACGGCAATCATAACAAACAGACATATGCCTGGGAGATGTTAAAGAATTCTTTCTTCGCCGCAGCTAATCCCGAGCTTACTGAGAAGATGGATGAGTATCAGGATGCTCAATTGGATATGGAAGAGGAGATTTCTCTTTCGATTGACATCCCAGAGGCAGTAAAGCACCGTGCTGAGGAATTTGTGGATATTGATTTCAGTGACAATGTATATCCTCTAGTAAAGTCATATTACCCCATACCAAGTTCCGTTCTACCTCTGGAGGTGGCTACAGGAGAAACCATTTATGGAGTGGTAACTGATTCTTCCGTGGATTTCTACGATAGAGAAGGAAGTCTTGTGAATGTAGAGGTGTACGATTTACCAGTAGCCAGCTTTGATTTAACTAAGAATGGTAAGATCTTTTCAAGTGTTATTAAAAGCTTCGGAGAGAAGTTCATTGGACTTCCAGAAGACCTAGATGAGTTCCTACACGTAGAGGAAGCATAAAATGTTAAGTAAATCAGTTTTCCTAGCGTGCTCTAAGTGCCACGAGATGATTGTGAAGAGTGTCAACGGCGAGATCAAGATGAGAACCAAGATATTACTCATCTCAGAGGAGAAGGGTGCTCGTGCTGTATGCAAAGGCTGTGGGGAGGAGATTCCTATCCCCGTCAAGCTTGACGTGGAAATGGTGAAATCTCTTGCTAAGGAGACATCACCACCTCTTTATCTGCGTAGTTTTGATGGTATAAGCCGCCATAAGTAATACTATATATAATTTATACAAATAAATATATATTTTATTTGACATGTAATAATAATATGTAATAATGATACTGAAGCTTGAAGGTCTCCGCCTAGGAGGGCTTCTTTACAATAGATGTCCTCCATTCATAGGGAGCGGCCCGACACATTAAGTTGCCGGGCGCTCCCTTTTTTATTCTGATAAAAGGTAATACTCTAGATCTTATGAAAATTTGCACTAAATGTAATAAAACAAGATCTTTTTTGGAGTTTTCTAAAAGTAAACATAGAAAAGATGGATTACAAGTTTGGTGTAAAGTATGTATGAAAGTTTCTAATACTTCTCGTCGCATAGAACGTCCAGACCATGTGTTGTCTTTGGACGCTAAGTATAGAAATAAGAATAAACTAAGTATAAAAGCTTCCTCAGAACTTTACCGTAGTTCTAACTTAGAAAAAGTGAGATCTTCAAGGAGAGCTTCTTACGCTAAGAATCCAAATAAAGAGAAGCTTGGCTCTAAGTTATATAAACTAAGAAATCCAGGTAAGCGCAAGGCGGATGTAGCCAAGCGTAGATCTGCTAGGCTACAAAGAACCCCTTCGTATGCTGACCATGACGCTATCAAAGAGTTCTATGAGAACTGTCCCGAGGGCTTCCATGTGGACCACGAGATACCACTGCAAGGAGCTACCGTTTCTGGTCTCCATGTTAGGGGCAATTTACAGTACCTAACAGCAGAAGAGAACTTGAGAAAGAATAATAAGTTTTATTCAACTATGGAGATTTTTTAAATCATGTGGATCGATGAAGATACATTTACTTTCTTCGTTCCTGCAACCGCTCTTAAGATTTCAAAGGGTGGAAAGAAAGATGGCAAGCGTTGGATTCAGGGCATTGCGTCCACTGACTCTCGCGATCTGCAGGGAGAAATTGTAAAACAGAACGGCATTGATTTCTCATACTTTCTAAAGCATGGATACTTCAATGACGATCACAAGTCTGGCCCGGAGCATAAGGTTGGTGAACCAACTGCATGTAAAGTAACTAAGAACGGATTGTGGGTAAAGGGTTTCCTTTTCAACAATCACAAGAAGGCAGATGAGTACTGGGAGCTTATGAACTCTCTTACCGCATCTGGCTCCTCCCGTAAGGTTGGCTTTTCTATCCAGGGCAAAGTGAAAAGAAGAGCTGGTAAAGAAATCAGTGAGTGTTGGATTCAAGATATTGCACTTACACCAGCTCCCGTGAATACGACTACGTGGGCAGAGATTGCAAAATCCTTGTCTGCATCAAAGTGGGATTTCGAGAAGTCTAGTTACGTTTGTAAGCTTGAAGGCGAAAAAGACAGATGTGACGAAGACGAGGAGAAGGCCCTAACTGCAAGCGGTGGTTCACCGCTTGTTCCCGAGAGTCTTGATGGTGGCATCAAAAAGGATCGCACTGCCAAGGCATTAACCTATGACGAAACCGTGGAGTATCTGAAGAAGTCAAATGGGCTTCCACATGATACAGCGGTGGCTGTCGCAAATGTAGTGTTTGAGCTTTTTTAAGGAGCATTAATCATGAGTGATGAAAAGACTGTAGCAGAAGAGAGCATTTCCAAAGCTCTCGAAACGCTTCAGGATCTTGCAAAGGGCCACAACTCTCGCGGTACCGCAACGACTAATGTAGAGTCTATGCGCGATGCAAGTGTTGGCTGTGGTTCCGACGCAGGTTCTACTCAGGTTTTCCACACACCATCCAACTCTGATCCAGGAACCTGGGCCGGAACTGGTCAGCGTGTGTCCCCTGAGGATGGAGCAACTGACGGCATCGACGAGGATGGAACGGATTATTCTGGTTCTGCCGAGATGGTGAAGTCTGTAATGGAAAAGGTCGCTAAGGGCGAGGCAATTACCTCGACTGAGCGTGCCCTTATTGAACTAGCCCTAGTAAAGGGTAGTCCAGGAATGTTCAACAACTTCTCCGGTACCGGTAAGAAGGCGATGGACAATGATGAGGATAAGGACGATAAGGACGAAAAGGACGATAAGAAGGCGAAGCCATTTGGTAAGTCCCTAGAACAAGCAGCTTCGGATAATGAAGATGTTGCTAAGGGTCTTGAGGTTTCCTCTTTCCTTTCCGGTTGGGCTGATGTCCAGGGTGAGGCACTTCGTGGCGTGGAAGCACGTCTTGAAAAGTCTCTCCAGGCAGCACACGGTGAGCAGCGTGAATATAACGCCGAGCTTGCTAAGTCCGTAGCTGGTCTTGCAGAGGTTCTTACCTTGCAGGCACAGCGCATTGAGCAACTTGAGTCCACGCCAGCGCGTGCGCCTAAGTCCGCTCAGGCAATCGACAAGAGCTTCGGTGCAGGCGGAGTTGTAGAGCCACAGGCTGAGCAACTTTCCAAGTCCCAGGTTCTAGACACCATGACTCGAATGGTCGAGTCCGGTGACCTCAGTGCAACTGAGGTTGTTAAGTTTGAGTCCACCAATGTTCTGACCCCAGAAATGGATTCGACAGTTCGTGCGTACCGTTCCGGTCGCTAATTTAGATAGAAGATATTAGGAGATAATAAAATGACTGTAGGTCTTAGATCCTTTCAGACTTCTACGGCAGGTATGTCCGGTTTCGGTGCAGGCACTGAACAGGATATTGCTGAATTAAGTAAAGCCCTTGAGGCTGGTTACCAGACAGGCCTTGGCAAGACCGGAGGCTCCGCCCTTCGTGTTGAGTCACTTGAAGCGTCCTTGAAGGTAATCACGTACACTTCTTCCCACATTAAGTTCTGGAAGAAGATCCCCAAGAGCCCAGCTTATTCCACCGTTGAAGAGTACAACCAGCTTATAAATTATGGCGGAAGCCAGAATCCATTCGTCCAGGAAGGTGAACTTCCACAGGCGACGGATACTAGTTACGCACGTCGTGTACAGCTTGTTAAGTTCCTTGGTACCACTCGCGAGGTCACGCATCAGGCATCCCTCGTCCACCCAGCTCATGGCGACTTGATCGCTCTTGAGAACCAGTCAGGTATTCTCTGGCTGCTTGAGCAGGTTGAACGCAACCTGTTCCAGGGTGATTCCTCTCTCTCCTTCGACGGAGAAGCAGAGCAGTGGGACGGTCTTGATGCTCTCGTTGATGCATCTCAGGTTCTCGACTTGGAGGGTAGTTCCATCCAGGAAGCTGATCTTGAGGTAGCTTCTAACGATATCATCTAGAACTTCGGTTTCCCAACCGATCTCTTCCTTGGCACCCGCACTATGTCGGACCTTGTGAAGACGTTCTACCCACGTGAGCGTATCAGCCTTCCTGCACCACAAAATGGTCAGGTTGGTAACACCATCCAGACAATCAGCACCCAGGCTGGTATTATTGAGTTCAATCCAGACGTTTTCATTCGTCAGAACCCAACCCCTCCTGCAGCTGCTACGTCCTCTAACGCCCCAGCAACCCCTGCTTCGATCGTCGCAGGTGCCGTAACTGGTACCGATGGCGACCACAACAAGGGTGCCCCAGCTGGTGACACTAACGTGAACTACGTTGTAACCGCTTCCAACCGCTTTGGCGAATCGGCTCCTACCGCTGTCCAGGGTTCTGTCGTAACGACAACTCAGGCCAACAAGGACCTTGGAGTTCATGTTCCTCTCACCGTAACTAACCCCGCCACTATTGGTGCTTTCCCACCTGAGTATTTCCGCGTTTACCGCTCTGAGGCAAAGCTTGCCGCTGGCGTTCCTGCGGATCTTTCGAGCTATTCGCTCATTGCTCAGATTCCTGCGGCATCTCAGGCATCTTCCGGAACCACAACCTATAATTATGTAAACCTCACCCTTCCGTTCACCTCCACGGCGTACTTGGGCGAGCTTACTCCTTCGGTTATTACCTTCCGTCAGCTCATGCCTATGATGAAGATGGACCTTGCAGTTCTCAGCCCAGCATATCGTTGGATGATTCTTCTGTACGGTACTCCAATCCTCTTCGCTCCTAAGAAGTGGATCCGCTTGATCAACATTGGTCGTCTCGAAGTTCGCTAAGGGATAGGTAGGGGCTAGGTGGACCCTAGTCCCTACTTACTTGTTCTTATGGGCAAATGTCTTTGGTGTGAAAAAGAGCTTCCGGCAACGGATGCTGATACCTGCGGCTCTTGTCTATTTCGTTCCCGAAATGAACTTAGTTCATCAAGAGAAGGGGATGATGATCCAGACAATGTCAGGATAAATCATGACTTGTCAGGACTTGGTAAGGATACTTCCAAAACCAAGAAGAGTAAAATGGCTGGGGAGCTTCAACGCGACCTGTTCTTAAACTCTGCAAAAGAACAAAATCCATTTCCGAACCAGGAGATACTAATGAAGAAAGTAAAAGTACATAGTAACAGCATGCGCGACAAGTTATTTGTTGTGGGTGATGGACTTGTTCTCGACTTCGATAAGAACGGGGATGCTTTTGTTGACGAAAGCTACATTCCTGTTATCAAAGCTTACTCTCGCATGCGCCCAGGAAGGCTCACTGTTGTAGAGGAAGTTAAGCCAGAGCCAAAGCCAGCTCCTGCCCCTAAGAAGGCAGCCAAGAAGGTAGAAGCGAAGGCCGATAAGAAGGTTGAGGACTCTGAATCAAAATCTGAAGCTAATCCACGTGCTGCAAAGAAGAAGGATGAAAAAAGAAGTCTTTCTTCAAAAAAGGACGAGGAGTAAGGAATATTTATCATGGCTAGAGCAAGAAGAGTCGTTTCCGACATGAGCAGCCAGGAGTTCGATGAGCTTCGTCGTCAGTTCAACAACCTGTTGGCTATTATTGAAGGAGCAGCCACTTTGGCTGCCATTCAGACAGCTATCACTGCCGGTGTTGACACCGCAGTAACGGGTCGCGAAATCAACGGCGTGCGTCCAACTCCAACCCATCCTCGTCGAGCACGAAATCTCGATACTGAGGAACTGGGTACTGACTACTAAGTCGGTTCGATAGCTAGAAACTATAGGTAACACCTCCTTCCTGTATGGGAATGGAGGTGTTTGCCTATTGTCTATTGAGAAAAACCTCCAGGCATGCTACAATAAGCATAGCCCCAATTTCCACTTCTATTTAGTAGAGTTGTATATATGTCGTGTGTTATTTTGCTTCAGAACCAGGCAGGTAATGTCTCGGTTTATGTAGAGACGACCGCTGGCGTTGCTGCCACAGGTTTGCTCTTTTCTGATGTTACCGTGACCATCTCAAAGGATGGAGGCACGTATGCTGCCCTGAATCCTGTTTTGGATGGTACTTCTTGGACCGAGGTAAGCGGAGGATGGTATGATATTACCCTTTCCGCTACTGATACTGACACTTTGGGTACCCTATATGTTCGGGTTGAAGGAGCTGGTCTCAAGACCTCTCTAACCCCGGCCCTCATCTCTGTCGCAGCTTCTGCCCCCACCGCTACCCTAACAGTTGCTACAACTCTTATGTTCGGATACGTGTTGAATGTTAATGGATCCGCAGCATCTGGAGCAGCCGTATCGGCGCGCATCCTTGCTGTTCCCTCTGTGGGAATATCTGGAACAGAGGGCTACGTACAATCAGAGGGTCTTGTAACCGCTAAGACAGATAGTTCTGGCTTCTTCACTATGGAGCTTCTTACTGGCGCTCAGGTAGATTTCTTTATCCCAGCTGCCAACTATCGAAGAACTTTCCAGGTCCCAACTTCCTCTACTAACGTATTTGATCTTCCGTAAAGGAGAGCTATGGCCACCCCTACAGCAATTGAGGTAAGCGTTTCCGATACCGAGTATAGCAGGTATGAAAAGGGACGTGATACAATTACCGCGACTTTGGCAATTAGCGGAGGTGCTCCGTATGTAGCTGAACAGGTATATGTAGATCTTGTTAAAGCTCGTCGTTCTCGTGATGCTGTTGTTGCCACTTCCACTGTGTCCTTTACTAATACTGCAGACCCACAAGAAACAGTAGTTACCTTCTATCTTCCAGATATCGTAGACCAAGATCTTATCAGCTTGATACGACACGGTAAATACTTTGTACGGGCTACCAGCGCTAGTGATGATACTATAACCGCAGAATCTGGTGATTTTGATATTAGTATTGTATCGGTTGAACGTCTCAAGAGTGATTTCCTTTTTGGTCTAGACTTATCAGCTACTCAGGTGAAAGAGCCTAAGTTCCAGCCACAGTCTATCACGGCTACCACCATCTCTGAGATTAGTGATGGCTTACCTCTAGGTTCTTACGAGTTAAACTATGTATATCATGCGGATAATACTGCTAACGCAACCGCAACTATAGGAACCCTTATTCCAAATGGACAAGTTACGATTACCGCTGATGGAAGCCTTGCTGGTTCTTGTGGTAATACTTATACTGTTACTGTTCAGGTCCCTACCGGAACTTCTGCTCTCAGTGCTTCTGTTTCTAGCAATCAGCTTATCATAAACTTAGATGTCACTGCAGGCGTTCCCACTGCCGGAAATAACACTGCTACTCTTATTGCACAGGCTATTGATGCTCTTGCAGATTTTAGTGCTGTAGCTACTGGCACTGGTGCAGATGAAATTACAGCAGCTGAAGGTCCAACGCAGCTTACAGGTGGTGCAACTAGTTTCATTCGTCAAATGAACTGGAATGGTGGTCCTCTTGTTAGCATTAACAGCTCTGGAGTTCATATCCTTATTGCAGGCACTGGAGGAGCTGCTTCTGGTGGATGTGCTGGCCCTGGTGGCTCTATTCCTGGAACTAGCACTGACTATGTTTGTGTGCGCATAAGCAGCACCCTACTTCTGCCAACTGAAAATGTGACAGAGACTATCATCATAGACAAGAAGAAGATGGATGATGATTCACTCAAGCGTTATCTTTGCCAGGCTGTAGATTGGGTGGAGAAAGATTACTTGGCCACCCACGTAGAGCCAACTAATGTAGTAACGGACAGAGATCCTACTACTCTTCAGTATGCTGCAGGCATTAATGCTCCCGCTCCTATATTTACTGATACTGATTTTGATTTTATTGTACAGCCTTTGACCTATTTCGTGCCGCGTACACAGGGTAAGTGGGTGCAGATTCAGACACCGTATCCACAGCTTCTCCGGGTAGATAGCCTATTCGGGGCCATCGCCAATACTCGCATTATTGATATTGACCTTGAATGGATTGAGCACTCCGAGCAAGGAGGTCTGATCCAGCTTGTTCCATTCAATCAGGAGATTGCTTTCGATTTCATCGGCCTTCTCTGGGTTAACGCTATTCGTGGTGCAGCCGAACTTCCTAGTTTTTGGCACTTTAATGCCATTGTTGGTCTTCGTGATGCAACCTGCGATGTGCAGGAATTAATAGCTAAGAAGGCAGCTATTGATGCTCTTATTCAGGCCGGTCAGGCTATTCGCCCCGGTATAGGCTCTGTGTCTCTTGGTAGAGATGGTGTAAGCGAGTCTATCTATTATATCAACTCCGCGCAGTATGGTCTCTTCACCGGTACCATCAACTCCTACAAGGAATGGATTGAGGAGCACGGCAAAGAGCTTCGCGCTAAGTATAGAGGCGCTGTTATGGTTGTCGTTTAGGGTAATATTATGGGACCAGAATCAAAATACTTTGATCTTGAAGCATTCAAGAATGACTCGCCAGAGAGAAACTATTGGCTAGGTTTTCTTACAGCGGATGGCTGTGTTCTTGACAACTCCCATCTATCTCAAAACCCACAAATACAGTTGACTTTAGCTGACCAAATGCATGTAGTGGCTTTCAAAGAGTTTACTAAATCAGAAGCCAAAATATGTGAGCCTAGAAAAGGCCACGCATCGTTGACTATTCGCTCTAAGGAGCTGGCTGAACTTCTGTATGAATATCATATTGTTCCGAGAAAGTCCTTGAAAGAGAGGGCACCAGATTCTTTGAAGATGGATTCAGACTACTGGAGAGGTGTAATAGATGGGGATGGTTGTCTTGGTGTAAATAAGAGAGGCTTCCCACGCTTGGAGTTGGTTGGGTCTAAGGATCTTTGTGAAGGCTTTCTGTCTTTTGTAAAAACTTTGGCTCCTACAAAGGTTTCTCTAACTAAGGATAAGAGAACAGAGGGTTTATACCGGGTTCAGTTATGTGGTCTTTGGGTAAAGCGCGTAGTGGAAGCCCTTTATTCAGGCGCAGAGGTAGCGTTGGATAGGAAAGCAGAAATAGACAAAAGCATATTGGCTGTTAAAGGCAAGCGAGGAGCTTACGTATAATGAGCCTAACCAGTATAGACTGGAACTTCTCAAGGCTGGAAGAGCTTATTGAGGCAAGAGGCGACGAAGTTATCCTTGAGACTGCAGTAGCCTGCACTTGTAGGAACGGTGATCTTCACTCTGCTCTTGTTCTTAGAGAAGGCAAACCTGCTAATCAGAGAAGTCTGGATTGCCCACAGTGTCAGGGAGACGGCTTCTTTTACCGTAACGCACGTAGAGTGAAGGGTCTTATCACTGGAATCGAGGCTGGACGTAACCGCAAGCTCCTTGAGTTGGGATATGCCGTCCCTGGTGATGCTGTATTCTCCCCATCTCTTAGAGCTGGATTCATCACTGATTTCGACAAGATTACTATTTGTGGTCCATCACCAATAAACGAGGGTCAGGTTATCCGTAGAGCTGGTCATACTTTTGAAGATAACGTCCAATACGTTACTGACCTAGCAGATAATGAAGACCGTTTGTGGTACCGCCCAGTTTGTTCTATTTGGTGTGAGGATGAAAACGGAGTGATATATACCGAGGGAACTGATTTCGACTTCTCCGCAAAGAAGATTGTGTGGGAAGGAAACCAGCCTGATCCAGGAACTCTCTACACAGTGAAGTTCACGGCCTACCTTGAGTGGGTTGCTTATTCAACTCCTTTCGCTCGTATTGACAGCGGCCAAAGCCTTGGTCAGAGGGCCCTTATACGTAAGAAGCATGTAACCTTTACCACAGATAGTCCACTTGATAGTCCATCTAATCGTCAGCAAAAAGAGATAGACTTTACTACTCGTACTAAGATCTAATGACAGTAAGTATAAAGATTTCTGTTCCAGATTCATCTCAGCTATTCGATGTTGATGCATTTGTTGTCTCTATGCAGCAGGCGGTACATAAGATCGCTTGGGAAGCTCACGATTTCTGGGTCACTATAGCAGGCCAACGACTAAAGTCTAGTAGAAGGGCATATCAGGGGGCTCTTAAAGTCTTTGGTAGAAGCGGAAATAACTCTATTTCTTTAGGCCTAGAAGGTCCATCTTGGCTTGGCGGGCTAGAATTGGGCACTTCTGGGTATCCTATGGCTGTTCCTAGAGGACAAATTGTTCCATTGAACGTGAACAGACAAATCATTTTTACTAGCCCACAAGTTTGGCGCACAGGAACCGGAGAGCCTTGGAACCATCCAGGATTCCCTGGGTTCAACATGCGGGATGATGTAGTAGATTATATCATCAAGGAGCTTCACCTAAATATGTAGGTGAGGCTATACAGAAGTTATTGGGGAAATAAGTCATGGCAGTATTACCTGAATTTATTCTACAGAGAGCAATCATTGCCGGTTTCAGGGCAATACGTAAGGATTCCCGCATATTGGATGCGATTTTCAAGCACATGAATCAGAATCAGCTTGAGGCTGTAAAAAGCTTTATTCTTGAGACTCCAATCGATTTTTCGATTAACTATCCTCGTAGGGAACCAACTCTTCCTTCCTTGGTATTACTCCTTAGGAACGAGGGTGAAGCAGAAACCTGGTTGGGAGACGTAATGGGCGATAGAACTGACCTATACGTCCCTGACCCAGACTTATCCTATGACACCCTTGGAGGCCATGCGGCCTCTACAAGCGATTCTAGCGGCCTTCCTGTGAAGGTAGCAGGACCACTAGGAGTACAGTCCCAACAGGGTTCTGACACCATAGTTTTCGACGATGGTGAAGATATTACTGCTTTAGTTGATAATTTACTTGATAATCCTACTGGATGTCTTATACTGTATGTAGTAGAGGGATCTGGCGCTGGCGAGACTTATCCTATTCTTAGACTTAGAGAAGATGGTCTTGACATCGATGGTTCCTTTAATCCGCAACTAGATGATACGAGTGTCGTAGATATTCGTAAACCAGATGATCCGATGTTGGCTACAGGTGAGCCAAGTCGGGTATATGCGTCTGATGGTGCATATTTGCGAAAGGGTGTTAACTTTGCCCAGAACTACAACCTGCACGTATTAGCAGGCCAGCAGGACCAGGTTATTTACCTGTACTCAACCATGAAAGCTCTTCTACTTTCACAGAGAGCATTCTTAGAGAGTCAGGGCATCATAAACCTAAAGATTGGCGGATCTGATTTCGCACCACGAACGGAGTTTTTACCAGATGAGGTTTTTCAGAGAATGATGACCTTGCAGTTTACGACTCCGTTTAGCTTTTTGGAAGAACAAGAAGTATTTAGTCAGATTGAAGTTAACTACGAAGTTTATGGTGAAACTATTGTTAAGTTTCCTGTAACCCTATAAGGCGGTTTAAAACATGTCTGAAGACAAAAAACAAGAAGTTAAGACAGCAGCAGATGAGCTTGTTGTTGAGAAAGTAGCTCCCAAGGCTGCTAAGAAGAAAGCAGCTCCCAAAGCTGCAAAGAAGGTGGCTGCTAAGGCAGCTCCCGCTAAGCCATCAAGGCGATACAGCTTTGAGCAGTGGGCTTCCCGTAGTGGCGTAAAAGCGCATCATCGTGGTGGCCTTCGTGCATTTATCAAGAATCCAGACAAGCCCCGCACTCTTGAAGATTGGGATGCTTGCTTTAAAGGCTACTAATGCCTGGACCAGATAGAACGTGGTCAGACCAGGATCTTGTAGAAGCTCATAAGGATGCTAGAAGTCTCAGGCAAATATTGCTAACACTTGGATTATGTATAAATGGTGGAAATAGCAAGACAATTAAGAAATATCTTGCTAAACTAGAACTACCACTACCAAAAGTTATAGCGATTCCTCCCTCAGAGCGAGCAAAACAATACAGAGAGAGGCATCCCGAGAAGGTAAAGAAGTCCTTCAAAGAATACCAGATTAAGAACTTAGATAAGTTCGCGCAGTATGCTCGTAATAGGCGGGCTTTGCAAGCCGGTGCTGAAGGCTCTTTTACTCTAGAAGAGTTCAAAGCATTATGTGACAGTTGCGGTAACGTTTGTCTTTCTTGTGGATCATCCGAGAAGCTAACCGTTGACCATGTTTTGCCCCTCTCTAAGGGCGGATCGAACTCGATCGAGAACATACAGCCTCTTTGTGGTTTGTGTAATAGCAAAAAGAAAGATCATTTCATTGATTACAGGAGATAGCCCCCATGAGTAGATCAGTTACATTTAATGGTATCACTCGATTCACCCCAGGTGGAATTACAAGAATTAACGCCGCTGCACTCAACCAGGTTGTTCAAGGTGATAACAGCATTGTAGGACTTATTGGTGAGGCTGAAGGCGGAGCACCCGGTGCTACTGGTGGTCTTGTTTCATTATTTGATCCCGCCCGTTCTGCAGATCTTTTCCGTTCTGGTGCTCTCGTTGATGCACTTGGACTTGTATTCCAGTCGTCTAATGATCCAGACGTTCCAGGTGGTGCTTCGCAAGTTTATGTCTACAAGACGAATAACTCCACTAGCTCCATTCTTAGCCTACCAGCAGCTAATGCAACGGAGCTTCTAGGAACCCTCGCTGCTCCTAACACTACCGACAGTGCGGGTACCACAACTACCATCATCGATACAACTCTGACTGCTACTACTTCAGATGATGAGTTCAATGGCAAGATTATGGTGCTTCGTCCGTATACAGCCAATGCTGAGGTTCGCACGATCACTGATTATGTAGCCTCCACGGGTACTTTCACCGTAGACACTCTTGACACCCTCGCGGGTGCCACAGACGATTATATTGTCTTTGAGGCCGAAGTTGAGTTTGCTGATGTCGCAGACACAGGCGGAACCACTACGACTATCGTTCTTACTGAGAACATCGCTATGACGATCGACGAGCAGGCTGGTCGTTGGGTTTACTTCCAGGATACCGCCACTTCAACCCCATATCTTCGTCAGATTGTATCTAACACTGTTGATACTCTTACTATTTCTCCAGCGCTTCCTGCTGCTTCTACGCAGTACGGCGTTGTTCAAGTTCTTGCTAATGCAATCGACCTTGAGTCTAAGGACTGGGGCGCGCATACTAACAGCATCAATGTTGATATCGCTGATGGCACCTCTTCGGGCTCTAAGGTTGCTACCGTAGAGTTCGAGGGTGAAGTAGAGGTTTCTTCGGATGTTGGCGGCACCGTCATCATGAAGGTCCTTTACAAGGGTGGAACTGAGGCAACTGCAGATACTGTGAATGCTACACCAGCTCCAACCACTTCTGTTATTGAGCTGACTACTGGTGGTCTTACACCAGCGGCTGAGGTTGGTAAGCAAGTTCTCATTAACGGTGAATACACGGTTATTGCCTCTAATACCGCTACTCAGCTAACGCTTTCCCCAGCTCTTTCAGCTGCTCCAGCTGCTGGAGATGCTGTAAGCATTCGCACCGTAACCGGTGGAACTCTTGAGGTTCAGGGTGGAGTAGGCGCGGCATCTGGTCTTACCACTACCCTTGCTGGTGTAGTTGGAGATGACCTTAGCATCGCCTTCTCTAATGAGCAGACTCTTCGTCAGCTTATAGACACCATCAACCAGAATGCTAACTACGAGGCTGTAGCAGGTCAGGGCGTGAATGCAGACACCACTTTGGTATCTGATTTCGATTTTGGTCCAGAGACCTCCGCCTCTGTTCTGGCATCGACTGATCTCGCCGTTGAGGGTACTACTCGTAATGTAGCAGCACTCGTTGACTACTTCAACGACTTCTCGACCTACGTAAAAGCAACCCGTTCTGCCACGACAGGAAGTACTGTTTCCGGCTGCTGCCCACCAGCAGTTATCGCTGAACCAGTTTACCTTGCCGGTGGTTCTCGTGGCGTAACCGCCAACTCGGACTTCCAGGCCGCAATGGACGAGATGCTCAAGGTTCGCATCAACTCGGTTGTTCCTCTTATTGACCAGGATTTGGCAAACGAGGGTAATAGCGGAACTGCAACCGTCGCTTCCGTCGCAGCTCAGCTTGCTGACCACGTTGCTACCGCTCGCGGTACAGCGCAGGATAAGGCTGGTGAGCGTGGTGGTTTCATTGGCTTCCGTGGAACCAAGAATGAGATTATCGCTCAGGCTAACGCTCTGAACGATCAAGATGTTGCTCTTTGCCCACAGAACCCAACTGCTCTCAATGCAGCTGGTTCCCTCCAGGAGTTCGGTCCTCGTATGGAAGCTGTTATTGCAGCTTCGATGCGTGCCGGTGTTAATGAGGTAGCTGAACCACTTACGCATAAGCTCCTTCGAGTTTCTGGTCTTACTCAGGATGCATCCTGGGATCCAGCTGACTTGACGGATGCTAATGATATGATTATCAACGGTGTTCTGTTCGCAGAGGTCGTTGACGGTGTTGGAACCCGTTGGGTCCGAGACCTAACCACCTGGGTAGCTGACGACAATCTCGCTTACAGTGAGGGCAGCGTTCGTGATGCAGTTCGTTTCGTCGCATACGGACTTCGCACGACTCTTGTTGAGCGCTTCACGGGTAAGAAGGCAACTCCTGCAACCATCGCTAATGTGAAGGATGCAGCAGCCAGCTTCCTTGAGCTTACTCGCCAAGATAACATCATTGTGGATTCTACAGATCCAGCAACATGTGCGACCGTTAAGGCGTACCACAATCTAAAGGTGACCTCCTCCGGAGACACCGTTCGTATTAACGTTGGTATCTTCCCAGTCCCAGGTATCAACTTCCAGTTGAATGACATTTTCCTCTAGTTGCCAACGCAATCCGCGTAAGGGTAGCTAACTAAGAAAGAATTACTAAGGAGTATTTAACATGCCAGCCCTTCCTACAGTAGTTACTGATTATCTAACCGCCGTAAAAGATGCGTTGACAACAGGACCTGATTTAGGTAACAACCTCCGAGCAGGGTCTCAGAACTACCTTCGCGCACAGGATATGGCGACGGTTTTGGACCTTCTTCAGACCTATGGGTTCTCACAGTCCTCAGCCCTAACCGCAACCGGTGGTACAGTCCGCACGGTAGTTGACGGTGCCGCAACCTTCGTAGCCAACACTCAAGTTGGTAACACGGTTGTATTCGCTGGCAACACCACTGCCTCTTTGGCCGGTGTGGAGCGTAGAGTAATTGCTAACGATACAACTACGCTTACCTTCGAAGGTGACGACATGCCAGCAGCTCCAGCTGCCGGTGATGAGTACACCATTCGTGGTACCATGTTCCAGGAGTTCGTTGACGAACTTCGTGATGGTAAGAATCTTGCAGATTCCCCAGCAGGTAACCCATACGGTGCGAACATGTCCGCTCTTGGTGGCCTTCTCAAGGGTGTTGAGAGTCTTGGAGGAACTGTTGTAGAGCGTAATATTGGTCGTCCAGGCCTTCTTACCGCCGCAGGTTCGACCGATACCGTTGTCCAGCTTGAGACCGCTGGTATTCCTTTCCGAGTCGATGGAATTCGAGGAACAAAGCTTACAGTTAGTGGCGAGAGTCGAGTGGTTCTCACCAATACTGAAAGCGCAGCCACCCTCAAGGGCGCTCTGTCTTCTGCCCCAAGTGCAAGCACAGCAGTCACCCTTACCGTCCCAGTGGACGACTTCGGTGGAACTTCCATGCCAAAGATTGTAGCTCATCCAGGCGCACAGCCAGGTGAGAATAAATATCTTGCTAATCTCATCGACCAGTTGCAGACCTTGGTAGTAGCGTTCTCGCTTCCTACCTAATCTATAGTTTGGCTGCCTGGGGGCGGATCGTCGTCCCCTCCGTGACGCCTCCGGGCATGCTTTTTAAATAGATTTCGCCCTCAAAGAGTGTTATAGTATATTAGGAGTTTAAAATGGCCTCACAGACATTTTCAGGAGCACGAGCTATCTTCCTGGTCAACGGTGCAGCCGTAGGCTTTGCAGGTGGTGTTTCCGGTGAGGAAAATATCGACTATGAGCCTATAGACGTTCTCAACTTGCTTGAGATACGTGAATACGTTCCAGTCGCCTACCGTGTCAGCTTGAATGCTCAGATCTTCCGAGTCGTTGGTGACTCGCTGAAGGCGCAGGGGATTCTCCCTGTCCAGTCGGATATCATTACGTCTGGAGATTTGGAAGCCGCTATCCAAGATAGCGTCACCCGTAACACTGTTCAGCTCTTTCAGGGAGTTCGTTGTTCGGGCCATACTTTTGACATTACGGCACGAGGCGTTGTTCAGGAGAACGTGCCATTCGTAGCCATCAGGGTAATCGACGAGTTCGAAAATCCAGTATAGTTGACACCTCTTTTCTTTTATGCTACATTGTATGCATGAAAAAAGAATATAAAGGCAATTCTAGAAAAAGTGGAGTCTACCAAATTCGCAACTTGGTAGATGGCAAAGTTTATATTGGTTCAACTAAAGAGTTCAAAACTAGAGCCTGTAGCCATACCAACGCCTTGCTAAAAGGCCAACACCACAACAAGCATCTACAAGCCGCTTTCGACAGAGATGGCGAAGAGTCTTTTGTATTTGAAGTGCTTGAAGTTGTAGATGGCGATTATGTAGAAGTTGAGCAACAATACCTCAATCAGTTCTTAGACCAATGGGTAGAATGTTATAACTTTGATAAGAAATCAATCACAGGTCCACGTCGCACGTTTTCTAAAACACCCGAAGAAACCAGAGCTAAGCAATCTGCTGCATCATCCGGGAAAAACAACCCTATGTATGGACTGTTCGGTACTCTAAGTCCTAAATGGGGGGTAAAGATGTCCCAGGAAGCTAAGGATAAGATTTCTAAAGCTAGGAAGGGGCGGATTCCTAACGGACGTTTAGGCACGAAACTCTCAGAGGAGACCAAAGAAAAGATTCGATCGGCTCATCTGGGTAAGATGCTTTCCGTAGAACATAAACAAAAACTAAGTGAGTCCCATAAAGGTATCATTCCTACGGAAGAAACTAGAAAGCGAAGAGCTGCTTCTATGAAGAAGTATTGGGACAAGAAGAAACAGGGTAATTAAGGAGATCCTTGTGCTGCCCCTATAGTGGGGGCGGCATGAGTCCGTTCTCATAGGGGAAATAAATATGGTAGATTCAGCTTTATCGCATACGTTTAATATTAGCGTTCTAACAGACTATAAACGTTACACGGGATCTTTTACTACAAAGAAGCTTAGTGTTCGTGATTTCGCTCAATTAGGCGTTCGTAAAGTTCAGCTTAATGGCGGATTTCACTATAATCCCAAAGCTCTGGGACAGGGCATTGATCAAGCTACTGACGAGCTAAATACAATGATTGCTCATTTAGAGTTAGCTCTTATAGAGTATCCTGAATGGTGGAACTTGGACGAGTTGACAGATCTTACTGTCCTATCTGAGGTCTACGGGGAGGTTATTTCTTTTGAAAATAGCTTTCTCGGACGCAGAAATGCCTCTGAAGACAAAGGATCTGGAAGAAGCAGCGAAGCAGATAGCACGGCGGCGCAAAGTAAAGCCAACGATGCTGGATCTGTTACGCAGGTGGTGGATCCAGAAGTACAAGCTGCCCTCGAACCATGAGTGCTTCCTTGATAGTTCTCCTATAGAGCTATTAACAGAATTCTGGGAAGACTTCTTTTACGATAGTCCTATTGAAGCTTATAGGCAACCAGACGGAACTGTTAAGTTTGAAGATACTGGTGATCCTTTGGTAGACAAATGGGAGAAGGAACTTGCTGATGGTAAGATTCCTGACTATATGGAAGCTTTCACACCCGAGCAGCTTGAAAGACTTCAAAGCCTTAGAACTAGGGGCAAGACCAAGTTCGGGCGCAGTGTGGGGACTATGAGAGATGTCATGGATTCTGTATCAGCTGATGCTGTTAGACATGGCCTGATTGATCCTTCAATAAAGCCGTATTACCCTCTTAGGTTTAAGGATGATGACGAACCTAGTAAGTAACGCGCTGGTACAATAATTCTTTTTAGTGATTTAGTAATTTAAGTGGCAGACGATCAAAAAACAATTGAACTGAAGCTTAAAGCCTCAACAGAGGAGTTAGAGGCTGGTCTTAGTGATGCGACTCGCAAGGTTAAGCGCCTTGAGGGTCTTGCCTCGCGTTTGCGTAAAGGCAAGACCAAAGATGTCAAGAAGATGGTTGATCTTGACAAAAAGCTTACTGATACTAGAAAACAAAAGAAGGGCATTGATACTGCGACACAGCTTAAGAAGCTAGCCCAAGATCGTCTTAAGATTCTCAAGGATACTACTAAAGAAGCAAGTAATCTTAATAAGGAACTTCAGAAGACTATACAGCTCCAAAATAAAGCAACGGGAGGCAAGGGCAAAGGAGGAGGACCTGTACATCCACGCAGATTTAGTCGTACTTTAGGAGGAATGCCAAGTGGTGCAGGCTTGGCGGGAGCCGCAGGTGCTGTTGGTGCTGCTGGCCTTGCTGTCTTAGCTGCTGCTGTCGGTGCCGCCATAGGTACTGTATCTAGTCAGATTAACGCTGGCTATGGGGCCTACTCCAAATATGCACGGGCTCAGGGGGGCCTTGTAGGCTCAGGAACTAACCTTTCTGCTATGCGCTCCGCAAGGCATGCTGGTGTTTTGCGCGGCTATGGTCCAGCAGAGACTATGCAGCAGGCTCGTGCTGTTGCCCTTCAGACTGGTCAAGCTGGGCAAGTAACTCGCGCACAAGATATCGCCCGCACTACCATGCTTGACGTTGGTGGTGCTGCTTCATTTATGGGGCAGCTTACCAGAGCTGGCAATGGATTTGGCGGCAAAGCTGGCATTGCTGGACGCAGACAGACTGAGAAGGTAATTGCAGCAGGATTTAAATCTGGCTTAGACCGTGCTCGTATTCCTGAGTTTATTCAGGGCGTGGGTAAACTGGTAGAGCAGAGGGCTGCAGTACAGGGCGGTAATGTTAAGGCAGGCGGTTACGCTAAGATGCTCGCCGCGATGGGCATGACTGGGGCCTCTGGTATGCAGGGTACCCGTGGTGTTAATGTTCTTTCCAAGCTTGATCAGGCTATTCAAAAGCCTGGTGGAGGTGAATACGGACAAGCTCTTATGCTCCAAGCTTTTGGCTTTGGTAAGCCGGGCGGAAACGCAACATACTATGAAGCCTTGAAGCGCCAGGAACAGGGCGCTATGAATGTCAATAATGTCAAAGATTTGTTCAAGGAAACTCGCAAACAGTATGGCGGTGGTGACGAACAGATTTTGGCTCTTCGTCAGATGACAGGGCTGAGTATCACCCAGTTGGAGAATATGAGGGGTGCTGTTAATAACTTAGACGATAAAG